TTAGTTCACAACTCGATCAAGAGACCCTTCGGGGTCTCTTTTTTTATCTAAATACAAATAAAAAGGATGAAAACTTTTAAAGAATTTGTAACCGAATCTCAAGTTCTTGCATATAAAAATTATCAACCAGGAGTTCTTGACAAGTCCACTGGAAAATTTACTCAGAGACCTCATACTGGATTGGAACAGCAAAGATATGGTTGGAAACCAGTAACAGTAAGTTCTTATAGTAAGGCAGATACTCCCGGTTCAACAACTGCAAGTGGAGAAAAGTTTTCTGATAATGCTAGAGGAGTTGCAGTTCCTTACAAATCTTCTACAAGTTCGAAACCATCTATTGAATTTGGAACTAAACTCCAAATGACAAAAGCACCAGGAACTAAAGCACCTGTTGCAACTACACGTTCATTTGATACTGGAAATTTTGGAAAATATGGTCAATATAATAAAGATGTAAATTTTGATCTTGCAAGGCAAACTGCTGCCGATGTTTCTGGAAAACCAAATATTACTTCTCAAGAGTTTGGTAAACAAAAACTTTATGTTCGCACACTTTCACCATCAACAGCAAAAATAACATCAAAAGTAACTCAAAGTAAAGGTTTAATGTACGGAAGGTACTAAAATGGCATCAGCTTTTAATAAACAAATACAGAATAGAAATTTTTTATCACCTGTTGGTTTTAAATTCACTCTATCCAAAGAACCAAAGGTTACTTTTTTCTGTAATTCTGCTAGAATTCCTGAAATTACCTTATCACTAAATCAGCAGCCAAGTTACTTAAAAGATATTGATGTACCTGGTGATAAACTTCAGTATGGAGATTTATCTTTAAGATTTTTGGTGGATGAAGATATGGTGAATTATATGGCAGTTCATAATTGGTTAACTGGACTTGGTTTCCCAGAAACAACTCAGCAATACAAAGATTTATTAAGTAATGAAACTGATGTTACGCAGGATTTAGATTCAAAAAAAGCATTTAGTGATGGAAGTCTTTATATTTTGGATAGTAGTTATAATACAAGTGCAATTGTAAAATTCAAAGACCTATTTCCAATTTCATTATCATCTTTAGAATTCGATTCAACACTAACTGATGTTCAATACTTTACAGCGGACGTAGTTTTCAAGTATACTATCTACAATATCAATACAGCAGTATGAACCTTGATGAAATTCAGGAAATGTGGCAGAGAGATTCTGTCATAAATCCTGATAACTTACACGATGAATCTTTAAAAATTCCCCAACTTCACGCCAAGTACTATACAATCTATAATACGATTACTTTGCTGCGCGAAAAGGCAAGAGAGTCTTTTAATAGAGTTAAACTTGAACGATACAACTACTACACTGGAAAGGCGCCTATAGAGGTCTATGAAGAAGAACCGTTCCCGTATAAAGTTCGGGACAAAGAGGCACTACAGAGGCATATGGACGGTGATGAGAAGTTAAGTAAGATAGAACTCAAGATAAGATATTACGATATTATGTTAAAGTTCTTAGAGGAAGTTATCAAGACAATTTCTAATAGAACATTCCAAATTAAAAATGCTATTGAGTGGCATCGGTTCCAAGCGGGGTTCAATTGACCCCCTTTTTTGTATCAATAAATAACAATAACTGATTTTGATATGAATGTCTCATTTGGTTATATCAAAAAAGAATGAAGTATATCTTCAGGTAAAAGCAGAACCACACGTCTATTACGAACTTGCGGATCAGTTCACATTTGACGTACCAGGTGCCAAGTTTATGCCCCAGTTTCGCAACAGACACTGGGATGGAAAAATACGTTTATTCAATACACAGACTGGTGAGATCTATGTTGGTCTTCTAGATAAACTCACTCGGTTCTGTGAGAACCACGATTACACTTATGAGTTTGTAAATAATAAGTTTTATGGTCTTCCTTTTGAAGTCAATGAGATGATTTCAAAGGAAGGTGTGAAAGATTATATGACTTCTATTTGTAAGTACGCTCCCCGTGAGTACCAAGTTGAGGGAGTATACGACGCTTTAAAACATAATCGAAAGTTGTTGATATCTCCAACTGCTTCTGGAAAGTCGTTGATGATATATTCGATTGTGAGATATTACGTTGAGAAAGGACAAAATACTCTGATAGTCGTGCCGACGACATCCCTTGTAGAGCAGATGTATAAAGACTTTGCAGATTATGGGTGGGATGTGGGTTCATTTTGCCACAAGATATACGCAGGGAAAGAAAGAGAAACAGACTCTCAGGTGATCATCACAACCTGGCAGTCCATCTACAAACTTCCCCGACAATATTTCTCAAGATTTAATGTGGTCGTTGGAGATGAAGCACACCAGTTTAAATCAAAGTCATTAGTATCTATAATGACAAAACTTTCTGATGCAAAATATCGTTACGGTTTTACAGGAACCCTAGACGGAACACAGACACATAAGTGGGTTCTAGAAGGTTTATTTGGTCCTTCATACAAAATTATCAGAACAGAAGAACTGATGCAGAAGGGTCACGTTGCCAAGTTGGATATTAATATTCTTCTATTGAAACATCCACCGAATAGATTTGAAACTTTTGAAGATGAAGTTCAGTATATTATCAATCACGAGAAACGCAATAAGTTTATCAAGAACCTTGCCCTTGATCTTAAAGGTAATACTTTAATTTTATTTTCAAGAGTGGAAGGTCACGGACAACCTTTATACGAACTGATAAATAGTAACATTCAGGATGAACGCCATGTCTTTTTTGTTCATGGCGGTGTAGATACTGAAGAAAGAGAGAAAGTTCGTGAAATTACAGAAAAGGAAAATAACGCAATTATCGTAGCATCTTATGGGACTTTTTCTACCGGTATTAATATACGTAACTTACATAACGTTGTGTTTGCTTCACCATCGAAGTCGAGAATTAGAAATCTCCAATCTATCGGCAGAGTACTCAGAAAAGGCGAAAACAAAGTAAAGGCAACTCTATATGACATTGCCGATGATATCAGTTATAAGTCAAGAAAAAACTATACACTTAATCACTTAATCGAAAGAATCAAAGTTTATAACGAAGAAAACTTTAATTATGATATTGTAAACATACCGCTTAAGAACTAATGGGAGAAGAGTTTTACGCAATTATTAAATTAGTATCTGGAGAAGAGATTCTGTCATTAGTCATGGTAGATGAAAATGATGGTGATCCCGTTATTGTTTTGCAAAATCCAGTAACAATGAAATCATTCCATAATCAACATGGAATGTATATTAAAGTAAAACCTTGGATAGAAATGTCAGATGATGACTTTTTTATCATTAAACTTGATAAGGTTATTACTATGACTGAAACTAAAGATAAAAAATTAATCAATATGTATACAAATTATATTGAAGATGATTCTATAGATGTTTATAATCCTTCAGGTAAGGTAAAACCCTCACCCAAAATGGGTTATATTTCTTCTGTTGAGGATGCTCGTAAGAAACTTGAAAATCTCTTTAAAGGTCTTAAAGAAGGCTAGATTCTTATCTTCAAAGGCGACAAAGCGATTCTACTCATAATTTCAGATCTTGTCAAGCCTTTGGAAAGTGTGCTATAATAAACAAAAATTATAAATGAGTCCAATGGTATGTCAAAGAAAAAGACCGAGCATTATGTAAATAACAGAGAATTATTAGAAGCGATGATTGTTTATCGCTCTAAGGTAGAAAATTCTTTTCTTCAAAAATATGATAGAAAACCAACTAAAGAAGATAGGGGAAAGCATTGGGAAGGTAAACCGCCTATTCCAAACTATCTTGGTGAATGTTTTCTAAAGATTGCGACTCATTTATCGTACAAACCAAACTTTGTAAATTATATGTTCCGTGAGGATATGATTTCTGACGGAATTGAAAATTGCGTTCAATATATTCACAACTTTGATCCAGAGAAATCAAAGAATCCTTTTGCTTACTTCACTCAGATTATTCACTATGCATTCCTGAGAAGAATTCAAAAGGAAAAGAAGCAACTGGATATCAAGACTAAAATTATCGAACGCACTGGATTTGATGAGGTTATGATGGTTGACGACAGCTTGCTTTCTGGTAGTAGTTCGGATTATAATACCATTAAAGACAACATCCAGTATCGAAACAATCGATGAAGATTGCAATTATTACGGATACTCATTATGGTGCCAGAAAGGGTTCCAAGTATCTCCACGATCATTTTGAACTCTTCTACAAGAATGTATTCTTTCCTGCTCTAAAAGAACACGGAGTAGAGGCAGTCATTCATATGGGTGATGCTTTTGATAGTCGCAAGTCAATTGATTATCAAAGTTTGGAATGGGCAAAGCGAGTTGTATTTGAACCTCTGCGGGATTATGAGGTTCATATG